CACGTTCTTGCCGATCAAGTCGCAGCCAGCTGCAGGCAGTTATCCGGGGCGCGGCATACTCGGCACTTATTCGACCGATGTGAACACGCTTGATGGTTCGCTGTACTCCGATCAACGCACCATTCTTGACATCAGAGAGAGTGAGTTTGCCGTGATGCCAATCCAGAACGATCACGTCGTCATCCCGCTCGACTGCAATAACGTGCCGAAGGGCGAGTATGTGATTGTCGATGCGACAAGTAATGGCGGTGGTCAGACGATGCTGACGATCAAAAAATATCAAACGATCATGTGATGAGCATCACCGACACGCAGAGTTATTCGCACGTTATCCGCAACGTGTTTTTCGATGCCTTGTCGGCTGATCCTTTTTTCGCGGCTTACACTTGTCGCAAAAACAAGATGCTGGTCGCGCGGCCTGAGTACCTGCCCTATCTCGGCGTCTACATTATCGATGAGACACAGACGCCGGATGGCGATGCCAATGCGGGTGAAGTGCGCTTCATTCACAACACGCGCATCGGTTTCTCGGTGATCATCGCCAACAACGATCAGGATGCCTGCGAAGCACAGCTTGATGCTGGTTTCTGGCGGATCATGAACCGGCTGTGGCCGGATGAATACATCATGAACTTGATCAACACCTATGACCCGAGCACGGGCACGAGCAATCCAGACAACACGATAATTGAAAGCATCGAGCGCGGCTTGCGGCGCTACGTGTGGGGCAACGCGGCATTCAGTAACGAAACGCCAGTCGGTGAATTGCAATACGACATCACCGCTCGGCATCGCACCTATTGGTCGCCGGGACCGTTCGACGATCTGCTCACCATCGACATGACGACCGGTGTCAAGCCGGGCGACACGCAAGACGAAATGGATCAGCGGCAACAGCTGCATCGCGTCTATACGTTCGACCCCTCAAGCTTCGCAGCGAAGCGGGAGTTCAAAGACAGGAGCAAGAGAAATGGGCGTTAGCAAAGCATCGTTGCGCGGACTGCGCATGCCAGAGCGAATGGAAAAAATTCGTGAAGCGAACAAGGCAATGGTGAAGACCGTTAGTGTCTCGCCAGCGAATGACGACATGCGTCGAGTGCTGAAGCACCCGCGCGCTGGTGGCTTTCCCAAGACGGGCTCGGCTGTCTGGCCTGATGATCGTTTCACGCAGCGTCGCATCAACGATGGCAACATCACGCGCGAGAGCGACAAGAAGACCGAGAACAATGACCGTCATCGCGAGCAGCGCCGAGTGGTGGAAGAACCACAAGGTGCAGGAGATGAACCGAACAACGCCGCCTGATCAGGCGGCGTTTTCTTTTTGACAGGAGGTATCAATGCCGATCAGTTTTGCGAACATCCCCGCCAACATCAAGGTGCCTCTCTATTGGGTCGAAGTCGATCCGTCGATGGCGGGCCTGCCGACGATCAATCTGCGCGCGTTGCTGGTCGGTATCGCGATTGGCGGGACCGCTCCGCATGACATCCCGGTGCCCATCGGCAGTCAGGCACAAGCCGATGCGCAATTCGGTGAAGGCTCCGAATTGGCGCGTATGTTTCAAGCTTTCTTTGCCAACAACTTCGCCAATGAAGTGTGGGGCTTGCCGATGACCGAGCCAACAGGCGCGGCAGCTGCAACGGGCACCATTACCATCGACGATGCCCCAACAGCGGCTGGTACGATCCATCTTTATGTTGCTGGCACGTATATTCCGGTCAATGTCCTGACAACCGACACGACGGATGTCATCGCAACCGCGATTGCCGACGCGATCAATGCTGATGTGACGTTGCCGGTCAAGGCAGCGGTTAGCGCGCCGGGCGGCAGCGATATCGATCTGACTTGTGTGTTCAAGAGCGTCAATGGCAACGAGATCAACGTCTCGATGAATTATTACGGCACTATTGGCGGTCAGCAGACGCCGGTCGGTCTCGGCATCACGCTGCCCGCGACCGGCTTCCTGACTGGCGGCACAGGCACGCCGGTCTTCACGACGGCGATCACCAATTTGGGTGAAGAGCCGTTTGAGTACGTCGCGATGCCGTACACCGATAGCAATTCGCTGTTCGTGTGGGACCAAGAATATGGTTTCACCGATCAAGGTCGTTGGGGCTGGGAGCGCGAATTGTTCGGCCATGTGATCTCGGCGAAACGCGGCACGTATGCCGATCTGCTGTTGTTCGGTGACACCATGAACAGCGGTGTCGAGTCGATCATGGGCTTCGAGGTTGCGTCGCTGTCGCCAGCGTTCGAATGGACCGCAGCCTATACGGCGAAGGCGCAGCGAGCGTTCATCAACGATCCGGCGCGACCGCTGCAGGCTTTGACACTCAATGAGATCAAGGCCGCACCGATCCATCAACGGTTCGATTTCGTCGAGTTGAACTCGCTGGCGTTGAATGGCATCGCAATCCAGAAAATTGGTTCTGACGGTCAGCCGATGATCGCCCGAGAGCAGACGACCTATCAGATGAACCTCTATGGGCAACCGGACGATGCCTATGAGTTGATGACGACATTGGCGACGCTGGCGAAGCTTCTGCGCAATCAGAAGTATGCGATCACGTCGAAATTCCCGAGGCACAAGCTGGCTGACGACGGCACCAAGTTTGGTCCGGGTCAGGCCATCGTCACGCCCGGCATCATCAAGGCCGAACTGATCAATCAGTATCAGCAGGATATGTACAACGGCCTTGTCGAAAACCTCTCGGCCTTCAAGCGCAATTTGTTGGTCGAGCGCGACCCGAATGACCCGAACCGCGTCAATGTTCTGTATCCGCCTGATCTGATCAATCAGCTGCGCATTTTCGCAGTGCTGGCGCAGTTCCGGCTGCAATACGACCGTGGCATCGACACGCAAATCATCGGTCAGACGCAGCCGCCGTTCAACGCCGCGTCGGGCGCTGCTTGACGCTGCTGATCTATCCCCTCACACCATCGGAGTTGATCAATGGCCCAAAGGATTGCAGGCATCGCATTTCTGACGGTGGATGGCACGCAACTGGCGTTGCGTGGCAACTTCACCGTCAGCCCGTCGCCGGTCGAGCGCACGATGATCGCAGGACAGGATGGCGTGCACGGCTATCAGGAATTGCCGCGCGTGCCGTACATCGAAGGCGATCTTTCGACCATGCCCGGTTTCTATCTGGAAGATTTGATCGCCGAAACCGATGTGACCGTCGTCGCGCAACTCGCCAATCAGATGCAGTACATTCTGACGGGCGGAACGTGCAAAGGCGGTTTCGAAAACAACACGCGCGATGGTCAGGTACGCGTGCGTTGGGAGGGCATTACCTGTCAGGAGGTTAGTCTCGCATGAACGTTCCTCACAAGCGTGAAGGTTTTGTTGACGAGAAGACGAAGCCAACAACGGTTATCGATGCGGCCGAGCAGTCTGAAGCCGATGTCAAACCGACGCGTGCAATGCCACCGCCAGAGATCGAGCCATCGGCCGCAGAGTTGCCGCCGATGTGGCAGGATGAATGGCCGCTTGTCGTCAAGTTGCTCAACAAGCCGATCCGCAACAACAGTGGTCAGCTTGTTCGTGAGATCACATTGCGTGAACCGCGTGCTGGCGACATCAACCGTTATGGCAATCCTGTCCGCATCAATCAGGAAGGCGATGTGGTGTGGGACGAACGCAAGATGACGTACATGATCGCTGCGCTGTCGGACATCCTTGTGCCGTTCATCGAAGACATGAGTCCGCGTGACTGGAATACGGTTGCGATGAAGTTACGCAATTTTTTTCTGCCCGATCCACGGGCTTGGTAGGCGACGAGAACGAAATCATTCTCGACTGCTATCGCCTCGCCCGTTGGTATCACGTCAGCCCGGAAGTATTTCTCGCCATGCCACTCAGTGACGTTCGCATCCATCTGACACGCAGTGCCGAGCTTAATCGCAGGCAGCAACCACCGAGCGATGACGACTGATGGCCACAGAACAAGAAGAACTGAGGCTCATCGTCACGTTGGTCGACAACGCGTCGGCTGGTCTCGACAAGATCGTCGAGAAATCGAAAGAGTTGGGTGGTCCGCAAGTCAAGGAAGCCCACGCCAAAATGGCGGAAGGCACGAAAGAGCTATCGAAACTGTTCAAGGACATGAGCGGTGGGTTCGGTGACGCGTTCAAAGCGTTGTCTGAATTTCGCGGCGGTCTGATCGCTGGTGTCGGTGGTTTGGCGATCTTCGGCGCAGCGGTCGGCGAACAAATCAAAAAGATCACCGAGCTTGCGCAGGAAATGCGCGGTCTTAATCAGGCAGCGCGCGCTATCGGTATCGATCCAACGTCGATGAAGAACATCATCGATCAGTTCGAAGCCATCGGTGTCAGTGCTGATCAGACCAAAGCCAATCTTTCAAAGATGGCGGGTGCTGTTGCCGATCTGAGCCGTATCGGCAGTACGTTGCGTCGTGATTTGATGCACAACGCTGGTGCAAGTCCCGAAGCGCAAGCCGGGATGCGTCAACTGCTTGATACGATTGTTAAAGCAACAACTGAGGAGGAACGTTACAACGCTGTTGCCGCAGCGCGCGAGCAAGTCAGAAAGAATGCGCTGAGAGACGGTTACAATGCCGTGGAAGCAACCAACCGCGCCAATCAATTTGCTTCGCGTTTTTGGGACAACAGCATCGCCCAAATGCAAAAGGTGGCGGGCATGCACGACGAGGAGCGCAAATATTGGAAAGAACGGTTCGATGCTGCCGAACAGCTTTCCAATAAGTTCGGCGAGATGAAGAGCACTTGGTCGGACATCGCGAATGTCATTGGTGCACCGACAGTGGCGATGCAGAACCTTAAGGCTGTCGTCGAATATATTCAGCCGGTGTTGGACAAGCTCAAAGATGTTTTGATCTGGCTGGACAGGTGGTCAAGTAAACCATCGGCGTTTGGTGGCGGCGGTGGCGAAGTTACGCCGTTGAAGCCGGGTGAAGGTGCGCAGGGTTCGTGGTTGCGCAAGTTTGGTGACCAGTATGGCGACAAGCGCAGCGACGAAGAAAAACAGAAAGCGCAGGAAGACAACACCAAGGCGCTGAAGGAATTGAACGACGCCATCAAGCCAGCGGTGCCGTGGGGTTATCGGCCGAGTTCTGGTGTTGGTTTTAATCCAGCCGATGTGCATCGGGCGGCGTTCACGACAGGCGGCGGCGGTGGTTATGGTGCTGGTGGTGATCGCGGCTATGGTGCGTTTGGTGGCGGTCAGGCTTTTGGTGGCGCTGCGCCATATGGCAGTCATGTAGGTCCCGGCACTGGAAGAGGCGCAGGCGGTACGCCAGCGCGCGGTGGTGGCGGTGGTGGTGCAGCGGCGGCGGGACCGAGCACAGGGGAAGTTGCTGAAGCAAACCAAAATCTGACTGGCGTCGGCGGCTACAATTTTATGGGTAGCGCGCGTGCGCGAGAAATGGGGATGGGTGATGTTGCGCCCGGAAGTGCGGAGGCGCACCAAACATTTGCGACTGGCATTCCGAAGGGTGAAGGTCCGGCTTCCATCCAAGCGAACAAATATGCCGGTCCCGACATGGCGGGGTTTCTAAAAGACCTACATGATGCCGGTGCGCCGTTGAAAGATTTTAGCGGCGTGTATGCGAACAGGGGTAAGCGAGGCGGCGGCGGCCCTTCGCAGCACGCATACGGCAACGCTATGGACATTGAAACCGGATTTGGTTCTGGACCGAACAACAGTCCTGCCTTGTATGCGTGGGCACAGGCGCATCCGAAAGAGTTTGCGGAAATTCAAGCGCAACATCACATGCGCAATCTGGATACATCATCTGGCGCGCACATGCATGATTGGGGTCATTTTGAATGGACGCCAGATGGTAAAAAGAACCCGGCAGCAGCGGCAGCAAATGCGGGGCCGACCGGCGCTGGCGGATCGGTGGCAGATCGCGAGACTGTAAAGGGTTCATGGTTCGGCAACGCGCCCGGTTGGAGTGATCCGTCCGAACCGGTAGGCAGTCCGAAAAGTTCGGTGCCCGGCATCGCGCTGCGCAACAAGTCGACCATCGGCAAGATGTTTGAAGTAACGACACCGGATGGTCGCAAGTTCATTCTCCCGCAAACCGATTATGGCCCGTCAGCGCGAACCGGTCGCGGCATCGACATTACCGCAGCTGCGGGTGCGCAGATGGGTTACACGGCGAATACTTTCCCCACGGACAAGGGGTTTAGCTATCGCCAACTCGACGATGATCGCAAACAAATCGACAAGTCGCAATCGAACGCTGGCAAGGTCGAGGGCACTGGCAAGATCAGTGTCGACGTGAACGCGCCGAAGGGCACGAGTGTTGGCGCTGAAGGTGGCGGCATCTTCAAGGATGTCGAGATCAATCGTCAGACGCAGATGGAGCCTGCAAAGAAAGGGCCTGAGACGCTATCGATATGAGCGACATCTTCCTCGTTGGTAAAGGACCGGACGGTACCCTGCCATCGTGGCGTGATGATTTGATGCGCGCTTCGTTCAAAGGCGCAACATTCCATTGCGAGTCCAACGCGCGCGAAAGCGGACGACGGATTGTCGAGCACGAATTTCCAAAAAAGGAATTGCCTTACGCTGAAGACATGGGTCGGCATGCGCGCGAGTTCAGCATTCGCGGCTACTGCATTGTCTATCAAGCCGATGTCGACGATCTCTATCAGCGCGATTACCGCAAACCGCGCGATGCGCTGCTCGCTGCGCTGGAAACCGAAGGCGGTGGCGAACTGCAGCTGCCGACGCAGACAATACAGAACGTCGTTTGTTCAAAATATCGTTTGACCGAGGAAGAACGCTTCGGCGGCTATTGCATTTTCGACATGACGTTCTTGGAGCTTGGCCTCGATCCGCTCTTTGATCCTGCACAGGCAGATACGCAAGCAATCGTCGCGAATGCTGCGCAAGCCGTGCGAGATCAGGTGCAGCGTGCGCTTGCGCCGCCCAATCCATCCATTGGCACCGGACTGCCGGGGACGATTTCTGCATGAAACGCGCCGACGCAACTGAGGCTGCACCAATCCTTGATCGGATGCTGGCGGCGCTGGTGTCGTTTGTCCCGGCCAAGGGTCGTGCAGGTGCCAATGCGCGCACCGCCATCGGCGATACTCGCGCCAATGCCTACAAGCTGTTGATTGACGATGCGTTAGGTCCGCCGCTCGATGATTGCTTTCAGCAAGCGCTGATCGCTGGCATCACATGGCAGCAAATAGAAGCCGTGCGTGTACAGGTCGATCAGGAGACGCCGGTTTCGCTTGGTGCGATGCTCATTCAGAACACCGGTGTGCGTCTTTGCTTGGCGACGGAATGTTACATTCTAGCTGGCATGACGTTCATCAGTCGTCAGCAGGTTGAAGAAATCAAGACCGCGCTGTTTCAACCGTTTCAGGATGCCGAGGAAATCGCCGCCGACGATATGGATCAGATGACATTTCAATCACTGATCACGTTGCATGGAGCGATTACCAATCATCTAGTGCAGACGGCGTTGCCGCTACCGCGCATGTTGAATTACCAGTTCTTCCAAGTGCTGCCGAGCCTCGTCATGGCGTACAAACTGTATGACGATGCCTCACGCGCTGATGAAGTGCGCGATGAAAACAGGATCGTGCATCCGGCCTTCTGTCCGCTGGTCGGCGAGGCACTATCGTCGTGAGTGGGCGCGCGGTGCGCACCGACGATCCACCGCATCAGCGCATTGATATCACTTTAAGCTTCGGCAACACGCTGAAGATCATGGAAGTGAGCGAAGAGCCGCAAGGCTATTCGACGATCACCGTTTTATTCGAACAGTTCACTATCACAGCAACAGGAGATGTCATGTACACGCTGCCCCTCGATAAACTCGTCAACATGAAAGTTGCTTATGTCGATGCTGGCGGCAACCCGGCAACGGTCGATGGTGCGGTCAGCTGGCAATCGTCGGATGACAACATTGTCACGGTCACGGTCGACAGCGGCGACAGCACGATTTGTCGCGTCATCCCGGTTGGTAGCACAGGTCAAGTACAGGTCACCGCGACGGCGGACGCCGATCTCGGCACTGGTGTACGGCAGTTGATCACTGTCTGCGACATCGCGGTCGTCGCTGGTGAAGCGGTGGCTGGCACGATTGAGCCGGTCGGCGAACCGCAACCCATCGCGCCGCATGCGGAGCAGCGTCGATAGTGTAGGCGACAATGCCGAAGCCAACCGAGATCGCAACCCTCATTGTCAATGGACAGAAATTCGAGGATTGGGATTTTGTCATGGTCAGGCGCAATTGGGGCGACCCATTTGCCTACTTCCAATTCAGTGCGGCCGAGCGCGATCCCACAGTCATCAAGCCGAGCAACAAGATCGCGGATTGGACGAAGCTTCAGTTCAAGCCCGGTGATCGCTGTACTGTTTTGCTTGCGGGACAGCTGGCGATCACCGGCTTCATCGAAATTCGACAGGTCGCTTATGACGCCAACAGCCATGGCGTGATGCTGATCGGAAAGAGCTACACGGCAAACGCTGCGAAATCGAGCGTCGACAGCAAGACCGGCAATTTCGACAACAAGACGATCAAGCAAGTCGCCGATGAAGTGTGGGGGCAATACGGTGTCGGCGTTAAAATGATCGGCACGGTCGACAACACGCCGTTTGATAAGTTGCAGAACAACAAGGGCGAACCGTGTTGGGATTTCACCGAGCGCATTGCGCGAGATCGCTGCGCGCGGCTGGCGTGTGACGCGTTTGGTAGCTTGCTGCTGATCGGCGATCACTCCAATCCGATTGTTGCTGGTCTTGTCGAAGGCAAGAATATCAAGTCATGCCAGTGCATCTTCGACAGCACAATGGTGTTCGAAGGTTACGACGTTCATGCCAGTTCGCAGGCCAGTGACGATCACAATGGCACCGATGCCAGCGAGCAGACAGCGACGCGAACGACAGGCATCTCGAACATTCTGAATAGCAAGTTGATCACGCCGATTGAGGAGTCGGTGAAGTCGCAGAGCGAAGTGGATTTGCGCGCCGAGTTCGAAAAACGAATGCACGACGGCACGATGGTTCAAGCGACCATCACTGTGCAGGGTTGGTTGCGCGAAGGCATGGCGCTGTGGTCGGAGGGCGAGCACGTTCACGTCTACTCGCCGATGATCCCGATGGATAATGAGATGGCAATTCAGCAAGTGATATTTCAGCAAGATGACAAACGAGGCAGTGTCAGCGTGCTGACGTGCGTTCCTCCTGAATGGCTTAATGCGCGGCCGGGTTATGATGTCAGTGGAGGTTAGCTGATGCACCGATCAACGCCACTTAATAGCGCGCTGCGCGGTTACACATCCGGTGGTGCGCGCGGTGTTGTCGACAAGGTCGACGATACGAAGTTGCTGCAGGAGATGGGCGGCAACTTCATGGCCAACGAAACGCGCGACAAGGTCGAAGCTCCACAGAATTACGGTTTCACGTCGGTGGTGTTCGATGCCGAGAAAGACGGCATGGGCAAGATCAAGTCGAGTGCCGAGCACTTCACCAGCTTTATGGGTGGCAGTCGTTCGTTTCCCGTCGCGATCATGGATGATCGCCGTCACCGTATGTACAAATTGGAGAAAGGCGACACCGCGATGTTTCGCGGGCGTGGTGACTATCAGCAATTTCACATGACGGGTGATGGCGGCTTCTGGACTGCGCCACAGGACAAGACTGTACGGATGCAGCTGCTACCGAAAGACAGTCAAAGCAATTCGACGATGCAGGGTGGCGGTGGAAGTGGCGGCGGCGGCGGCGGCGGCGGCGGTGCTGGTGCCCAAGCGAGAGATGGAAGCACCAGCGGCGGCAATGGCGGCGGCGCTGGTGGACAGCAAGGCGGTCAGCAGAAAGGGCAGCAGTCCGTTTACAAGGATGGTCAGAAGTCGCCGATGTTCGTTGACGTGACCAAAGACGCCACTCGAATGGGCGGCAACAGCGTTTATCTGATGGATGGAAATGGCACCATTCTTGTTCACGTTACGGGTGGTAATGTTTATCTCGGTGCCCAATCTGGAAAGGCGTCATTTGCGAAAGTGATGACCGAGAGCGGTCCTTCAGTGAACGTGTACGCCAAGATCGGGTGAACGGAATGCCAGCTGGCAATAACGTCCCTGATATTCGGCTTGTTCAAAACAGACAGTTTCCAAAATATTCCGTCACGGTGGATTGGTTTCTGTTGCCGAACGGCACGCTCGACGACACACAAGCGCTTGCGACGGCGGTGATCGTCGCGCTCGGCACCAATGCGCTGGCGAGCGAGGATGACGAGTTGCCCGACCCTGACTCCGTTGATCGTATGGGATGGTGGGGCGATCTCGACGCGCAAGCGATTTGGGGCGGCTGGCCTATCGGATCGAAGCTTTGGTTGTTGGCTCGCACCAAGATTTTGCCGCCGTCAGCGCGGCAAGGTTCGACGATGGTGCGGGTTGAGAACTACATTCGCACTGCCATTCAGCCGTTCGTCGACCGCAAGATTTGTTCTGGCTTCAATGTGTGGACGACGCGGGTTGATCCACAGCGCATCGATGCGTTGATCAGGATTTATCGCGGGCCGCTGCCGGATATTGAACTGCGCTACGCCGTCCTTTGGGACGCAATGCAATCCTAACAGCGACGCGGGTTGATCCGCAACGCTGCGCCGTCCTTTGGGACGCAATGCAATCCTAACAGCGAAACATCATCATGCCGTGGAACACGCCGACATTGCGCGCGGTGCGCGAACTTGTGCGCGACGCGGTCAACGCTTCGCTGCCGGGAGCCGACGCCAATGTGCCGAACAGTGTGTTGCGCGTCATGTCGGACAATCAGGGCGCGCTCTGTCATCTGACATTGCAGTATGTCGATTGGTTGTCGCTGCAGCTGTTGCCAGACACAGCAGAGACGGAATGGCTGGATCGGCACGGCAATATCTGGCTGGTCAATGCAGACGGCTCGACGGGTCGCAAGATGGCGACGCTTGCGACCGGCACGGCACAGTTTCAGGGTCTGGTCGATGGCACCGTGGTCCCGGCTGGCACCCAACTGCAAAGCGGTGTTGGTCTGCCTGTTGACTTCAGTTCGCCGAACAGCGTCGTTACGTTTGAAACGCTCGCTGACATCACTACGTCGGCGACTGCGTTAGTCACTGGCAATATCCGCGCACTCGATGCAGGATCGTTCGGCAATCTGCCGGATGGCAGCGGGCTTTCGATGTCGCCGATAATTCCCGGCGTTAGTGGTACGGCGTTCGCTTATGATTTGACGAACGGTACCGATACCGAAACCGATGATGAGCTTCGCGCCCGTGTTCTGCGACGCATTCAGCAGCCGCCGATGGGCGGTGCATCCTATGACTATGAAGCATGGGCGCTCGCTGTCCCCGGAGTGACGCGTGCGTGGGCGTCGCCCAATGAGATGGGCGTCGGCACCATGACAATTCGCTTCCTGATGGATGATCTTCGCGCTGCTGACGATGGTTGGCCGCAGCCACAGGACATCACTGCCGTCGCCGATTACATCGACAAGGTGCGGCCGGTCACCGTTAAGGATTGCTACGTCGTCGCGCCGATCAAGCAATTCTTGGACATCACGATTGCCAATCTGGTGCCTGACACGCCCGAAGCACAGGCTGAGATCGAGCAGAGCTTGAAAGACATGCTGTTTGTCAGGGCGGCTCCGGGTCAGACCATCTTTGGCGCGTGGGTCAGCTACGCGATCATGAATGCACCAAGCGTGCAGTCGTTCAAGCTGGTGACGGATGCAGATTATGTGATGCCAGCGCCGGGTTACATGGCTGTGCTCGGCACGATCCTTTACCAATGAGTGACCGGCACATTCGCAGAGCCGGTGACGATTATCGCGACGCCTTTCTTGAGTTGCTGCCTGAAGGTCAGGCGTGGCCAAAGCACACGATTGACAGCGTGCTGTGGCAGTCGTGCGATGGTCTCAACAATTATTGGGGCTTCGTCGATGGTCGCGCGGCCGATCTATTGGAGACCGAGAGCGACCCGCGCTCGACGCTAGAGCTTCTGCCGGATTGGGAACGCAATTGGGGTTTGCCCGATCCTTGCTGGTCGCAAGCTCAAACCATCGGTCAACGCCAGAAAGAACTGGTGTTGTGGATGACGATGATGGGCGGCGCGTCGCGTCAGTTTTTCATCGATACAGCTGCTTATCTCGGCTACTCGATCACGATCACCGAGTATCGCCCGTTCATGTGCGGCATGGATCGTTGCGGTGATAATCGCGTCTATGGCGACGGCACCAATCCGATGTTTAGCCAGACGTTCGTGCGCGGTTATTTGCCGGTGTACGACACCAACGGCGAACGCGTGGTGCAAGGTGAGATATCCGAGTATCCGAACTACGGGCTCGGTCCCGACACTAATCGCTTCTACTGGACGGTGCACGTTCACAAGACAAGCTTGATTTGGTTTCGGCTCGGCAACGGTGGTGGTCAGTGCGGTGTCGATCCACATCTGCGCATCGGCCGCGCGCAAGACCTTGAATGCATCCTTGAACGCTGGAAGCCAGCGCACACCGAAATCGTTTGGGATTATTCGGGCTTGACGCCCGGCGATCCCATGGCCGGAACGCCGTGAAAGAGGAACGCGCGCCATGAAGTATCATCAGCCTTACGGTGTGGCCGATCCGAATGGCCCTTACATCAATGGCGATCCGTCAGTGGGTCAAGCGGGCTCAATTCCGCCAGCGCAAAGCATCGAATATCCGCAGCGTGAAATCGTCAATCTGATCGCGGATGCAAACCTTGCGACGCCTGATGACGGTGATCTGCATCAGCTTGCGAAATCGATCCAGAGCACGCTGCTGTGGTCGGATGACGATGCAGGCACGGCGAACGCCTATCAGGTGACGCAGACGCCAGCGCCGACTGCCTACTTCAAATACTTGACGGTGGTCTGCAGGATCGGCAATTCGAACACCGGGCCATCTGTGTTGAACGTCAACGCGCTGGGGCCGAAACCAATTCGGCATCCCGCCGATAACTCGGAGTTGGCTGGTGGCGAGTTGAAACAGAACGCCATCGCCTGTTTCATTTTTGATGGCACCATTTTTCATCTGGTGTGGTCTTCGGGCGGTGTTTCCAGTAGCGGCGGCTCGGGTGGCACCATCTATCTTCAGAAACCCATCACCTTCTATGTCAACGCTACTACCGGCGATGATGTCAATTTCGATGGCACGACTGCGGCAGCGGTTGCTGGCACCATCCACGGGCCATTCAAGACGCTGCAGAAGCCAAGCAACGTCATCAACAATTACAATCTCAACGGCTTCAATGTCACGGTGAACGTCGCGGACGGCAACTATGCATCGTTCGTTCTGCCGTCACCGAGTGGTGCTGGCACTGTCAACTGGCTTGGCAATCATGCCAACCCCGGCAACGTGCTTGTCTATTCGGACAACCGCACCGCCATCAACGGCAGCCAGACTGGCAATCAATATATCGATGGCTTCAAGCTGAGATCAACTGGTGTCTACACGGTGTACAATGATCCGCTGTGTTGCTTCTATCTTTCTGGCAACGCATCAACCGTGTGGTTTGGCAGCATGGAGTTCAACGGCTCGCCCGGCGCGATGGTCTCTGTTGGTCGTTCCGCCAGTCTATCGTTCGGAGCCGCGCCGAATACCTACGTCATCTCTGGAAGCTCTTTGGGCAACCCGTCGTGGCTCGGCGCGTTCTGCTACGCTTTTAACGGCGGCAACATCGGCGACGGCACGGTTAGTCCGCCGACCATCACGATCACCGCAGCAATCAGTGTCGGGTACGGGTTCATGGTCGCTGGTATCAATGCGTGCGCGCAGTTATTCGCGAATTTCGCGGGAGCAGGCAATGTCAGTGGGCCGAAGTTCAATGCGAGCTTGAATGGCGTGATCAATTCGTCGGGCAGCGGCGTCAATTATTATCCGGGCTCCGTTGCTGGCTCGCTCTCGTCGGGAGGCCAGTATGCTTGAACAAATCGCTTTCAATCCGTTTGCGTGGTACTGGCTCGCCGATGACGGGCGATTGTATTCCAGCGTAGTGGCAGCACAAATCCCGAGTAGCGATCAGGGCTATCAGGATTGGATCGCCCAAGGGTTTCAGGCGACGACATGGCCGCGCGACGATGCGGGCAATCAGACCGATGCATCGTTGCAAATTGTGTTGGCAGAGTACGGTATTGCCATTGATCTGAAGGCTTACGCCTTTGCTGCTCGTGATCAGGTGGAGCATGGCAGCTGTCCGATTGCGGGCGTCGGGACGATCACCGTTCTTCAAACTGACGATTATCGGCAAGAATTGCTGCGTCGTTATGAAGTGGCTGTTACAAATGATCCCAACTTCACCGTAACGTGGGTGACGGCTGATCGCGTGAGCCATCCGCTGGTCAAGGCCGATATCGACAGCTTGTATCAGCAAGGTCAGAGCTTTATTGCAGGCACCTACGCGACCTATACGCAGGTGATCACTGATATCGACAGTGGCACCATCACCACGAGCGATCAGATCGATCAGGCGTTTGGTCTTGCTGCAGGCAAAGTGCGGAACGCATCGGCGAATGTTTGGAAAGCCGCTTGAATGGCCATCGTCAACATCACCGTCGAGAACGATGCTGACTTCTATCGGCAGTTTGCTTACCAGACTGTCGATGGTGCGCCGATTGATTTGACTGGCAACACGCTACGCATGGGCATTCGCAAGCGCGCTGAAGATGTCACTGAAGATATGCTGCTGACGACTGAGAACGGTGGCCTTGCCATCATTGATCCTGTGAATGGCATATTCACTGTGCGTCTCACACAGGATCAACTCGTGCATTTGCCTGTCGGCGATTACGAACATTCGCTGATCCGATTGCTCAGCGACAACGAGCGCTATCGCATGTGGTCGGGCACACTGACCAATAATCCGGGGGCGAGCCGGTGAATACCGAGATCAGCCAAGACACCGACGTTTCCACGGCGGATATTGGTAGTGATCCTGTCATCGTCCTCGCCGATTTCGAAGTTGAGATCATTCAGGAATTGGAGCAAGGACCACCGGGGCCGATATCGACTACGCCGGGGCCGCCCGGTCCTCCGGGGCCGCAGGGACCACAGGGTGTGGCTGGCTTGCCCGGCAATCAAATCTATTATGGTGCGGCCAATCCTACGCCTGAGATCGGCATCAACGGCGACAGCTACATCAACACCAGCACGCATTTTCTGTTCGGCCCGAAGGCCGCAGGCTCTTGGCCCGCAGGCGTCTCCATCGTCGGCCCGCAGGGACCGCAAGGCATACAAGGTGTGCAGGGTGTCCAAGGTATTCAGGGCATTCCCGGCAATACCGTGCTCTACGGCATCAACGACCCGCAGCCGAGCGACGGCATTGACGGCAATTTCTTCATCAATCAAATTTCGCATTTCATTTTTGGTCCGAAGGCGAGCGGCGCGTGGCCAGCTGGCACCTCGATGATTGGGCCGCAAGGTGCGCAGGGCATTCAAGGACCAGTTGGTCCTTCTGGCCCGGTGCCGGAAGCACCGAACGACGGTCAGCAGTACGTGCGGCAATCGCTGGCGTGGGCTGTCGCTGGGGGCTTTGTCGCTGGCACGGTGATGTTGTTCTATCAAGCCGCCGCACCGACCGGCTGGACCAAACTGACGACGCAGAATGACAAGGCGCTGCGTGTTGTATCAGGTGCTGGCGGTGTCGCGGGCGGCACGAATGCTTTCTCGACCGTGATGGCGCAGACGGTGGTGGGTGGTTTCACGGCGTCGCTGGCGACGACGGCAAGCCACTCGCATAATGTTAATCCGGGTGGTGGACAGATCAGCTTTATGGGGCAGTTTACCTCTTCCGGTGGCTGGGCTAACCCCGCTGCGGGCACGTCCCTCTGGGCGCAGGATGGTACCGGCCCATCTGGTGGCGGCGGCGCGCACAATCATCCGATCATGATGGCGATCCAGTATTGCGATGTGATCCTTGCGAGCAAAAACTGATGATGAAAATTCCGCGTGCCGATGAAGGTGCGATCTGTCCACTACACAAGGTGGACACGAGCGAGGTTTGCCACAAATGCCCATGGTGGTCGCGGGTGATCGGCAAGAACCCGCAGACCGAAGAGATGATCGATGACTGGCGTTGTGCGGTGGCTTTGCTGCCGATGTTGCTGATCGAGAACGCACAGATGCAACGGCAGACCGGCGCGGCAATGGAAACCTTTCGCAATGATGTCGTGGCGTCGGTGCTTACCGCTGTTCGCGCTGCGACTGAAAGCCAAGGGAGCCTGATCGATGCGCGCCATAATCGTGGTTGATGACAACGTCGTGCTGATCGATGGCGTGCCGCGAACTGTCGATTGTTCGCCGCTGATCGCGCAGAACATTCACGCCGTGCAATGGTACGACACTTTCGGCGAGGAAGAATTTCGCAGTGATCCAGCGACAGGTCATCGCGACCTAAACAATAGGATCACCGACTTCTCGCCGTATCAGCCTTACGTTGATCTATGGAACGCGGCGGGTGC